AGTACTAGAATTAGTTATGATATCTCCAAAAGATTGAATAATAATTTTCATATTTTAATAAAATAAAAATAGGAGATCAAAAGATCTCCTATTTAGTTTACAAATAATATTTTTTAATAAGCTTATAAAATAGTTTCTTATCCATAATAACAGCTTCTCCAACAGAACAAATATTTATTTCCTTCTTTTCCTGTTTATTTCAAATTAATACGAAATCTTCGTTATTAATAGATGATTCTTCTCTAATCTTAAAATAACTAGGAGTATTTTGTACACATTTTAGTTGTATTCCTAAAGGTAGTTTTTGTTCTGTATCAATTAAATCCTGTTTATTATCATCTGCTCTTTTACTTTCAGATCTTGAAGTTACTATTCCAGTAAATCCTAGTTCTCTTAACTCCTTAGCTATTCTAACTTCATACGAATGTCCTTTGACTCTAGAATATCCTTTAGATCGTTTCCTCTTTGGTTTTATTTCTTCTGATACTGTCTTCTTCATCAATATATTGTTTTGCTATATTAATTAAATTAATTGTTTTATCTAATCCGTACTTTTTATAAAAATCTGAAATATCTTTACAATGATATTTTCTCGGAATAAATATAATAAATAAATCTGGATATTTTTTTCTAATCTTATTCATACTAGAAATTCCAGCAATGTCCGAATCATAGAATAAAACAATTTTCTTAAACTTAGCTTTTAACCGTTGATATTGAGAATCAGTTATAAAACAGTTTTCAGAAATTGGAGCAATAGCTGGAAGATTGCTACATTCATATATAGTCATTACATCTTTTAGAGACTTTGTAATAACTAAATATTCTCCGCCATTTCTTGGAAGTTGTTTAGCACCTTGTAATTGAATTTGTTTTCAATTAGAAATAAACTTATATTTTCTATTACCTGGATAGTAGATTCTTCATTGTTCTATATCATCTTTTATTCCTCCAAAATATCCAAATACTAGCTGGTTTTCTTTATATAAGTGGAATATTTCTCCATTTAAAAACACATTTTTACATGAGTAAACTCTAAATTTCTTTAAAGTTTCCTGCGAGATTCCAAACGAT